CACCGTAATGCGGTGAACGCCAGCGGCAGGCGTAAGGTTGCCACCCGTGGGGTTTACAAACTGAATGGAAAGCGTATCCGCTGCACTGACGTAGCTGTTGCAAATTGCTGCACCAGCGGTCTGTGAAGGGGGATTTACCAGCACAGCATCACCAACACGCAGGCCAGGCACAGTGAAAGTCTGCGCTGGTGCTGTAATGGTGTTTACCTGTGCCGGTGTTAGCGTCTGCTGGATGATTGTAATGCCAGCAACATTGCCTGCAATAATGCCTGCCATGTTATGCCTCCTTCGGGGCTTTGTCGCCCTTGGGAGTAGCAGCTTTCACGCCGCCCAAATCACGTTTCCAGCCATTTTCTTCAAGCAATTTGATAAGCTGGGCGCTCTTTGTGCGCTTCACTAAATCGCCTTTAAATAATGTCGTTTTGCTCATTTTTATCTCCTTGTAGTAGCACCGGCGGCAGGGCAAAACCCCACCGCCAGCGCTTAATTGGTACTATTAGCCAGTAATGCGGCAGGCCCACTCTGGGCGGTCAGCCACAAGGCCACCTAAGAAGTCCACACGGGTAATCATCTTGCGTGTTTTGATATCAAAATCGCGCACGATGGAAACCGTGATGCCTTCATAAGTTTCCTGTGCAGCAAACTCGGCATTCTTTGGCATGACGAGTGGCACAGATACTTTACGGAAGGCATTTTTGTGGAAAGCAAGGTTCTGCGTGTAAGCAGTAGAGGCCGAGCCAACAAACACAACAGCAGCTTCGTCAGCGTGTAGAGCCGATACGTTTTGCAGCGAGTTGGCTGCGCTATGAATCGGAGGGCTGATTGCCACCGTAACAGTGTTGCCGGAGGTTTCCGTTACGTCAGCCGTCACAGTGAACTGCTGAAGGAATGGATAAGCCTGCTTCGTGATCGGATGCACAGCGTAAACGCCTGCAATCGTGAACACAGAGCCTTTCTCAATGGTCGCGCCGGAGGTAACGCCATCCAGACCCACCGTGGTTGCGCCCGTTGCCGGTGCAAGTACAGTGGCCTCTACAGCGCAAGCTACGTCAGCACCATTGGTGTGGACATACAGCAGCTCGTTTTCCAGCCAGTTGAAGCCGTCAGCCGTGCCGACATAGCCCATTTTGTACTGTTTGGAAATATCAGCAGCAGACTGAAACAGACCCTTGCGAGCGTTTACAGCGGAGCGGCCTGCCGTAGAATCAAACAGCACAAAGCGGTTGTCATCTTTTGGGCACAGGAACTTGTTGATTTTCTCGCGGGCTGCAAGCACCGTGTCGGTGTCAAACACCGTAGAGCCAGCCGTACCCACCAGATTGTAAGTTGCCTGTGTTGCTTTTTCGAGGAAACGCTTTTCAACGTTCTGTGCAATAGACTGCACAGCCGGTTTAATGATGCGCTGAATCACAGACTTCACCTGAATTTCAGATGCCATCTGCTCCGTGCTCAAATCCACACCAACCGTGCTGCTAATATCAAGCGACAAAGCAACCTTTTCTTCTTTCACATCCTGAATTGAGGAAGTGATATCGAAAGTGGTCTGTGGAATGAAGCGGGCTGGTTTGCTGATATAAATGGTATCACCGGACGAATAGCCGTTCTTGCCTTCATAATCAGTTTCATCAGCCGTTTCGATGGACTTCGTAAACTGAAGCTCATCAGCAAGCATTTTAGCCGCAGCCTTGGCAACTATGCCAGGTGCGTCTTTTGCAGTATTAAAAGTATTAGCCATTTTAATTATCCTTTATTTTGTGTTTGCCCACGCAACAACCTCATCGGCTGTCATTTCATGTGGACGTTTTGATGTTGATCCAATCCCCTTGACCGGAGTCATGGGTTTCGGTGCTTGTGATACAGCGGTCAGATAACCCTGCCCACGCTGTTGTGCGGAAATAAGCTCGGCAGCAGCAAGATGTGGCGACATTCCGTAAACGTCTTCAAGTCGCCCTTCTTTGGTTAATGCGTAGACCGCCAGCGGTGTATTATCGAGCTCATATAAAAGCTCCTCAATATGTGCTGGCATTGGCAGATTTGAAATAAACTCTGCATTTTCTTGCATGACTTTTGCGAAGTCTGCGCTGGTCTTTGCAAATTGCTGTATTTGCTCGCCAATAATTTCCGTCTGTTGTTTGCGGATGTCGGCCTGCTGCGTCTGGACAGTGTCCTTCTGCTGCTGTGCCTCCCTTCCCTTCAACTCTTTGGCAAGTTTGTAATCAACGCGCGCTTCCAAGTATTCACCATACGTTTCAAAGTTTTCAGGCTTTGGTTCGTCCGATGATTGTGCTGCTGGCGCGGCGGCTGATTCAGTCTGCCCTTTTGATAGCTCCCGCATTTGCGCGCGGAGCTGGCGGATTGTTCTATCCCTGCGTTGAATGGCGTTAACCGCCTTCTTCGGGAATGGTTCTTCTGCTGGCTTGGCCTCTTGTGCCTCACCGTCTTTTTGCGCCTCGTTTGTGGGCTGCGCGTTATCCTCTGCCTCTTGCGGGGCAGGGGTTGCATCAGTTGATTGTTCGGGCTGTACGCCTGTTGGCGCTACAACACCGGTTTGCACCTGTGCTTCGTCTGTCATGTGGTAGTCCTTTCGGGTGGATGCACCGCATTATTGCGGTGTTACATATGGCTGCTGCTGTGGCAGCGCCAAACCCTGTGCGGCCTCAATCGCGCGCAGTTTAAGCTCCTTTTCATTCAGGGCTAATTCGCGCAACTTGAGGTCGTAATCCATTTTCATTTGTTCTTTTTCCATCTGAAGCCTTGCAACCTCAATGGATAGCTTTGCACGGTCATTTTCAGCATCCGCGTTGGCGGATTGTGCTTTCAGTGCAACTTCAGCCTGTTTGCCAGCAAGCTGTTGCTTCATTTGCTCAAGCTCCATCTGTGCCTGCTGCACGATTTGCGTGAGTTGCTGATTCTGCTGCGTCAGCGCCGCAACCTGCGGGTCTTCCTGCGCGCCTTCTTCCTGCGGTAGAAGCTCTGGCGGCACTAGCTTTTTCAAGCGGTCAGCCACGGCTTGCGCACCAGGCAAATCAAGATTTTGAAACAGTAAATCGCCCACAACCTTCATCATTTCAGGCTGCGATTGCACGAGCTGCGTTAAAAACTCTGCTGATTCTTGGCGCTGCGTGGCAAAGCTGTTGCCCGTAATCACGCGCACCATATATTCGCCGTCTTTCAGGTTAAACGTGCGCTCTTGGCCTTTGGTCACCGCACCATTGATGCCGACCAGCTTGGATTTTTCTTCCTTATCCACAATGCGAATCTGCCCCATTGTGTCGTGTATTTCTGGCAGTGCAGAAACCAGAATGCGGCCCACATGTGCAATGGAGCGCACAAGGTTGTCGCCATAGTGATAAATCGCCCTGTCGCCCTCTTGCTTGCGAGCTTGAATTGCCACCCCAGAGGTTTCGTTTGATTTCTGGCCCAGCCATGCGTTAAACAAACCCATAGTGGATTTAATGTCTTCCACAGCCTCACGGGAGGCATTCACAATGCCCATCGGAATCTGCGGCTGGTTTAACTGAATGGGCGGCGGAATTTGATTGCCAGCAGTGTCGCGGGTTTGGTAACGCAGCACCGTTGCCTTGTCAGGATGCAGCCAGTCATTGGCGTGTTGCTCCGTTGCACCAATCGGGGCCATCCATTGGCCTTTTGGCTGCTTCATGAGCAGCTCGGTTTCCATGGATTTCCAATAGTTGTACATGCGCTGTGCGTCTTTTGCCTTGCGGATCAGGCTGTGCAGCTCGCGCTTGCCATCCCGCCACGCTTCTTCACCATATACCGGCACAATCGGCACATACTTGCCAGGGAATGTGCTTTCTTCCAACACATCAGCGCCGGAAAGTTTATAACGGCGCACTGTGCGCTTGGTCACCTCGCGGGTGTTTTTGTATTTCTTGCCTTCGGCGTAATCTTCGCGCTGGCCTTCGTCAGTAATGCCAACCTTTGTGACTTTTTCATCAATGTAGAAATATTCGCACACCACCACGAAATTTTCGCGGTTGTAATCTTTCAGGAATGACGTGGCCTCTTTGTTAGGCCATTTCTTTTTGAACTCATCAGTGCTGACTTCTTCCAGCACAAAGCCGCACTTGGCATCCGAGCCATCCGGTTCAATGCTCTCGTCATCCAGCAGCACCGCAAACGGGTTAACCACACGCTTGATGCACAACTCCTGCTCGAAGCCCTCACTGCCAGCATAATCATGGTCAACACGAATGAAGCCAATGGAGCATTTTATTGAGAAATTTACAGCCGTGTCATACGCATCGTCTGCGCCAGACACCAGCTCAATATCACGAATCTTGCCCTGGAATATCTCTGCCGTTTCAATGTCAGCACCACCCTGATGCGGAATGACGTTAATGGACGGCGTA